TCCCTAAGACAGCTCTGGGTATCATGTCCATTGAGGCTAACAAGCAGCTTCACTTGGACAAGACCGTCTCTCAGGAAGAGAAGAAGGGCTACTGGGACAGGACGCTAGGCACAGGCCGTGTGTTTATGTTTGACCACTGGGGCAGTACGAGTGAGGACAACCTGCTGGGACGCATACGCTACATGGCCAAGGGACTGGACTGCAAGTGGATTATCCTTGATCACTTGAGCATCGTGGTCAGCGATCAGGACACAGGTGATGAGCGTAAGGCTATCGACAGTATCATGACCAACCTCCGCAAGCTGGTTCAGGAGACAGGTGTAGGGCTATTCCTAGTATCACACCTGCGCAGACCCAGCGGCGCCAAGGCACACGAGGACGGTGGTAAGATTAGCTTAGGTGAGCTGCGTGGTTCTGCAGCCATCGCCCAGCTCAGTGATATTGTCATTGGCTTGGAGCGTGACCAGCAACACGCTGACCCTGAGACACGCAACACCACCACGGTACGTGTGTTGAAGAATAGGTTTGTAGGACTGACCGGCCCTGCATGTTACCTGTACTACGACAAGGAGTCAGGTCGCATGATTGAGACTAGCTGCCCCACTGGGGATGACCCGGAGTTCTAATGAAGCAGGTTGTATTTGACATTGAAGCCAACGGTTTAAAACCTACAAAGGTCTGGGTAATTGTAACTCAGGAGCTGGATACCAGTGAGACTAATGTGTTCTCAGGTGACACGCTACTGTCGTTCAACGATTACATTGCAGGTCTTGGAGAGTGTGAGATCATAGGTCACAACATCATTGACTATGACGTACCTGTCCTTGAGGAACTGCTAGGCACAGACTTTAGTAAGTGCAAGGTGTCTGATACTTTAGTTATGTCACGACTGGCTAACCCATCAAGAGAGGGCGGTCACTCGCTCCGTAACTGGGGTGACAGACTTAATCAATCTAAAGGAGATCACGATGACTGGGATAATTATTCGCAGGATATGGTGGACTATTGCAAGCAAGACGTTAATGTTAATGTGCTGGTGTACAAGAGATTACTTCTTGACCTTGCAGATTTTGGAGCTGAAAGCATTAGCTTGGAACACCAAGTACAAAGCATTATATCAAAGCAGATTAAAACAGGCTGGCTCTTAGATCAAGAGAAAGCATTCGTATTACTAGCAGAACTGAAGGAGAAGAAGAATGACCTTGAAGACGAAGTGCATCAGACTTTCAAACCGTTACCGACATTTGTCAAAGAGATTACACCCAAGACTAAGAAAGATGGTACGTACTCGGTTGTTGGGCTTAAGTTCTTAGGAGATCAGTGGACTACCGCAGTCGCTCCCTTCAGTCGTCTTGACTACCCAGAGTTTAACTTGGGTTCACGACAGCAGATAGGACGATACCTCCAGCACTTTGGCTGGAAGCCTAAACAATTTACTGAGACAGGACAAGCCATCGTAGACGAGGCGGTGCTGAGTACAGTGAAAGGAATACCACAGGCTTCCCTGATAGGTGAGTACCTGATGATACAGAAGCGTGTCGCACAGGTACAAAGCTGGCTAGATGCGGTTGAGGATGACGGTAGAGTACACGGGTACGTTAACTCCAACGGTGCAGTGACAGGACGCATGACGCACTCCAGTCCCAACATGGGGCAGGTTCCTGCAGTCTACTCACCCTACGGCAAGCAGTGTCGTGATGTGTGGACAGTGAAGGAAGGGTACAAGCTAGTCGGTATGGATGCCAGCGGTCTTGAGCTACGGATGTTAGCGCACTACATGAATGACGAGGAGTACACAAATGAAATACTCAATGGAGATATACACACGGCAAACCAGCTGGCTGCGGGCCTTGAAACTAGAGATCAAGCGAAGACTTTCATATACGCTTTTCTTTACGGGGCCGGAGATTCCAAAATCGGAAGCATCGTTGGTGGAACTAGAAAGGACGGTCAGAGACTTAAGGAAAAGTTCCTCCGAAATACGCCAGCTCTTGGAGAGTTACGAACACGAGTTGGAATGGCGGCTACAAGAGGCTATGTTTATGGCTTGGATAAAAGACGGATCGCCATACGATCAGAACATGCTGCATTGAACAGCTTACTCCAGTCAGCCGGGGCTATCGTTATGAAGAAAGCCTTGTGTTTACTGCACGAGTATGCTATAATATGGGGTATAGACTTTAACTTTTTAGGGAACATTCACGATGAAATCCAGACAGAAGTCAGACAAGAGAAGGCAGAGGTTTTCGGAGGACTGGCAGCAAGCTGCGTTGAAGCTGCAGGACTCCACTACGAACTCAACTGCCCTCTCGCAGGAGATTACAAAGTCGGAACCAGCTGGGCAGACACCCATTGATTTATTACCGCCTAATCCCATGGGCAATAAACTTAGGAAGCCAGAGAGATATAAGTTTGAAGACGGAGAGTGGTGGTATTATTATCCTGAGAGTGGAACAAGCATTGAATCAGGTAATCATATCAAAGAAAGAGCGACCACACTAAGGCGTAAACTTGACAAGATTGCTGAAGAAAAGAAAAAGCACATGTATGTTAACGGTAAAAGGATTCCTGACTCACATCCTTTGTACAAAGCAGGGAAGTACAAAGGGTTTGAGGAAGCAGCCTTTAGTTCCCTAGAGAACTTCAAGGACAGCCCACAGGGTCAGGTGTACGTCATCACTAACCCAGCGTGGCCTGAGTGGGTCAAGGTAGGGATGGCTGTAGATTCAGAGGATAGGATCAAAAACTACCAGACATCTTCACCCTTCAGGGACTACACCTTGGTTTATTCCTACGAGGTAGATGATAGGAGAGCAGCGGAGTCTGCGGCACATGTAAGACTAGCAAAGGAATGTGACAACATCAACGAGTGGTTCAGGTTGCCACCCCCGATAGCAAACGAACTAATACTGGAAGTGATACATGAGTACTAATAAAACAACGGACACTGTAGTACAGGACATCTACGCACTGATGGAAAGCAAGGACGCTGACCCATCTGTAGATGTGGAGGCAGAGATAGACAAGTTTGGTGAGAGCGTCAAGGCACTGATGCGTACTGAGTTTGGTCGGAAGAAGCGAGAGGATAACCGCAAGCTACGCTTGTCAAATATTGGCCGCACCGACCGCTACCTCTGGAATCACTTCAACGGTACGGAAGGTGAGGAACTACAGCCCCATACCTACGTCAAGTTTATGTATGGTCACTTGATTGAAGAGATGTTGCTGTTCCTAACCCGCATGGCTGGGCACAGTGTGACTGATGAGCAGAAGGTATGTAATGTTGAAGGAATCGTGGGTCACATGGACTGCAAGATTGACGGTGTTGTTACTGATGTCAAGTCAGCAAGCAGCTTTGGGTTCAAGAAGTTTAAGGATGGTACACTGGCATATGACGATCCCTTTGGTTATATTGATCAGATCAAAGCCTACGCACACTCAGAGGGACAGACAGAGTTTGGATGGCTTGCAATGGACAAGGCCAACGGACACCTGACCTACCTCAAGTATGACCTCACAGACACAGAGGCTCCTGTGTATGAGGCACTCAAGGGTGACATAGTGGACAGGGTGAAGCATGTAAAAAAGCTAGTAGAGCAGCCAGAGCCAGCGGAGTGGTGTTACCAACCTATACCGGACGGCAAATCAGGAAACTCAAAGCTCTCTACTGGTTGCTCTTACTGTCAGTTCAAAGACCACTGCTATCCAAACTTACGGGTCTTCGCCTACTCCTACGGGCCAAAGTACTTAGTAGACGTAGTAAAGGAACCCAAGGTACAGGAGGTCATGCCAGATGAAGAGGGCTTTTAGATCAGGACTTGAGAAGGATTTATCAGAGAAGCTAGATGGACAGTACAAGTTTGAACCGTATGATCTACCATACACAGTACACAAGAAGTATCTACCGGACTTCGTACACGAGGACAAGGCAATACTGATAGAGTGCAAAGGGTTCTTCAGGGTAGGTGACACGCAGAAGTACACAGCCATTAGAGATTCAATGCCGGAGTGGGAGTTAATCTTTGTACTGTCAAACCCTAACAAGAAGGTACGCAAGGGTGGTAAGATAACGATGGGAGAGTGGTGTGAGAAGGAAGGGTTCCAGCACTACACCGTAGAGACAGCCAAGGAGATGACCCGGTACATCAAAAGGAAGAAAGTATAATGGCTATGACACTAGATGAACTTAAAGAAAAGATGGTGTTACAGTTAGATGAGGAACTACTGTGTGAGCTGTTGTCTATAACACCAACTGATTTAGTAGAAGCGTTTGAAGGTAGGATAATTAGAAACTTTGACAGAATAGCAGAGGACTTTGAAGATGAGACTCAATGACGCAACACCAGCAGACTGGGATAGAGTACGTAAGCAAGCGCCAGCAATAGAGAGAAAGACAGGACTAGAGGCATGGATGAGAGCAGCACACGAGGAAGCTGAACAGATCATGGACAACGTAAACAAGCCCACACACTACAACACTGGCAACATAGAGTGTATTGAAGCTATAGAAGAGTCTATGTCTTCAGTGGCTTTCAAGGGCTACCTCAAGGGCAACTGCATGAAGTACCTGTGGCGCTATGACTACAAAGGCAAGCAGGTAGAAGACCTACAGAAAGCTGGCTGGTACTTACAGAAGCTAACTGCAATGGTGGCAGAGGAGAACAGCTGATGGACAGACAACCAGTGTTTGAGTTTATACACTACCCTGAGTTTGGAGAAGTAGAGAGAATATGTCCAGCAGTCAAGATAGTCTATACGATATATAGCGACGGGCAAACATTGCACGATATGAGAGAGCAGTTTGATTACTTTTTAAAAGCATGCTCCTACCACATACCACTAGATGAGGAAGAATAATGGATCAGTACCAACAGTTTATACACAAGAGCAGGTACGCACGTTGGCTACCTGAGCAGAAGCGCAGAGAGACTTGGGCAGAGACAGTGAACCGCTATGTCGCCTTCTGGGTTGACAGAGGTCAGCTAGATCAGAAGACTAGTGCTAAGATGTTTGACGCTATACACAACATGGAAGTCATGCCTAGCATGCGCTGTATGATGACAGCAGGTGAAGCCTTAGACAAGGACAACGTAGCAGGCTTTAACTGTAGCTACCTAGCCATTGACTCTGCGCGTAGCTTTGACGAGCTGATGTACGTGCTGATGTGTGGTACAGGCGTAGGCTTTAGCGTAGAACGTAACTTCATTAACAAGCTGCCAGAGGTTGCAGAGACTTTCCACAAGACTGACAGTGTTATTGTTGTTAGTGACAGCAAG